ATGGCGTTGCCCAGCCGTGGCGTTGGCTCGATGATAGTGGTAATGATTTGAGCGGGACTCCTCAACCGTATAGGTGGCTTTGATGACGACATGGACGAGCATCTCAAACGCAGCGGTTGCTGTCGGCGGTATTCCGTCTAGCACTACCGTGACAGCATTGCGCGACAATCCTTCGGCTATTGCAGAAGCATCTTCTGGTGCGCCTGTCATGGTTTCTGGCTGGCATCCCTACGACAAGGTGACGATTGGCGATGGCAAGACTGGGTTGATCTATGATCACGCAGTGACTGGAACAGTCCCTAGTGTTGTGACGCCTGATTTCGTAGATGGCTACGAATACCGCGTTTTGGCTTTGGGATTAAGGCATAACGCTGCTTTAATCGGAACTGACCGTCGGCTTCAGTTGGAAGCATTCAAGCAAACAGATGCAGCATATCGATTGGTCAGACAGTCAGAGCAGGGAACCAATACTCAAGACTTTGGATATCATGCAGAATTTTATTTCCCAAGACTTGAGAGTACTTCTCATTTTGTCATGACAATGACCTACAGGAATGGCGCATTTAGCGGTCAGATTGACGTAGATTCAGCCATGTATGACACGCCAGCACAGAAAATATTGCGCGCTCGCATATCGTTCACTGGCGACAGCATAGCTGCCGGAAAAGTCTGGATGTTCCGCCGCCGCGAATATGCTTCACTGCCATAAAGGAATAAAGCAATGGCAACGCCAATCACCAAAACGATCACATTCAAGCGCGGCGATACTCTTTCGTTGTCATGCCAACGTCTCACCGCAGTTCCGGCATCGTTTAGCCTTATCGGTTACACGGTTGCGGCAATGGTGCGGAACGGCGGCTTTTCGCAATCCTTGACGGTGACGATTAGCGCACCTGCAACTGGTAGCTTCACGCTCTCGCAGACGGCAGCGAACACCGCATTGTGGCCGGTGTCTGACGAAGACAACGACAGTATCATGTATTGCGACATACAGTTCACAAGTGGTGGCGTTGAAAGCACCGAAACATTCAAGATTGATGTGCGCGAGGACATCACGACATGACTGTTTCGCTAATCGTCAACAATCCGGCTCAGACCATCAGCCTGGACATGAACCAAGAGCAACCTACGCAATCGCTTTCGCTTATCATTGGAAGCGGAACGGTCAGCATTGCGCGGCAACCACTGCCTCCTACCGAGATGCTTTTATTTGGAGACAGCGGCTTGGCGATTGACTTCATGCTCAACCAATACGCAGTCAAGATATGAATGGTGTTCCATGATTGACGATCAGACCTTCAAGGTGCTCGGGGCCATCATGCAATGGATCATCGCGCCAGTGGCCGCGTTTGTCTGGGTTATCTACCGCCAGCAACAGGCGCACGAGACAGCCATCGCAGTTCTGCAAGCGCAGACCGAAACATCTCGTACAGCGCATGATCGAGAGATCAAGGAGATTCGTGAGACAAGCCGCGCCATCATGGCGAAGCTCGACAGCATCGAGGAGGCCTTGAGGAAATGAAATTGAACAGCGTGTCCTTTGTCAAACTGAAAGGCGTTCATCCCGATCTGGTGCGTGTGGTAAATCGATGCGCTGGTGATTGGAAGGATGCCGACACAGGCTTCATAGTCACCTGCGGCGTTCGCACTCTTGAGGAGCAAAAAATCCTCAAGGCCAAGCGCGCATCCAAGACGTTACGGTCTCGCCATATTCCTGCGGCAAATGGTTTTTCACACGCTGTTGATTTGGCTTGCACGATCAAAGGCCAGGTGCGCTGGGACTGGCCTTTATACGATAGCCTTGCCAAGCGAATGAAGGCAGCGGCAAAGGCTGAGAACGTGTTGCTAGAGTGGGGCGGTGACTGGGTTTCGTTCAAGGACGGGCCACATTTTCAACTGCCGTGGAAGCAGTATCCCGGCACAACAAAAGGAAGTAAGTGATGACAAAAGAAATGGTCTGGGGCGTTGTTCGCGCCGTTCTCGCGGCTGGTGGCGGCTATGTTGTCGGAACCGGAGTTATTGACGCCACCGCCATGAACGAGATCATCGGTGCGCTCGGCGTCATTTTCGCCGCTGGCTGGTCTATCTGGGCCAAGAAGTGAACTGGATCGAGATTGCCGCCATCGTCGTGCTGTTCATCGGCATTGGCGCTGGCGGCTTTCTCGTCGCTCAAAGGCCATCCTTTTGGTTCGGCCTTGGCATTGTTATGTTCAAGGCATCGTTGCCTTTTCTAATGAAACGAATGACGCCTGAGAAAGAGAAAGAATGGCGTGACTGCATCCGCCGTGGCGGCGAATGGGATCACCGACGAAAGCGATGCAAGGATTGATTTATGGCACGCCGCAAGATCACCATAGAATGGAAGACCTGTGAGCGTGCTTGGGGCTGGGCCTATATTGGCGAAGATCATATCCAGCTAGACCCGCGTCTTCTCCAGAAGCCGAAGCTGCTCTTGGAGATTGCCGCTCACGAAGTGGCGCATCTTGTCTTTCCAGAAGCAGAAGAAAAGCAGATCGACAATCTCGGCAAGCAAGTTGCAGATGTGATCTGGCGGCTCAACTTCCGCCGCGCGCAGGAGTAGCAAATGGTCCAGAAATACTCCGATCAAGAATTCATTGACGCATGGAAGCGTCTTGGATCACCGTCTGCCGTATCCAAAGAATTGGGCCTCAACTTGCGCGGCGTTAACGCTCGACGGGATAGCCTTGAGCGCAAGCATGGAATCATTCTGAACACGATCTCGCAGCCCGCCCAGCGGGTCAAGATCGAGGTGCCGACAAAAGGTTTTCGCGCGCTAAAAGAGAATGTTGTCGGCCCCGTCATCATCGGCAGCGACGGACATTTCTGGCCGGGCGAGCGCAGCAAGGCGTTTGCGGCCATGATTGAAATCATCAAGGACTTGCAACCGTCGATGGTCATCATGAACGGCGACAGTTTCGACGGTGCGAAGATCAGCCGTCATCCGCCAGGCGCGCGTGTCCAGACGCCAAGCGTGGCTGAAGAACTAGAAGCCGTCAAGGAACGTCATGCAGAGATTGAGGCTTATGCACCTCCCGGCTGCTATCTCATGTGGACCGATGGCAATCACGACAATCGCTTCATGGCGAGGCTGGCTCAAGCAGCGCCGGAATATGTACAGGTGCAAGGATTCGACATCGCAGACCACTTTCCTGCGTGGCAGTTCTGCACAAGCCTATGGCTGAACGAGCATACGGTTGTAAAGCATCGCATTCACCAAGGCGTGCATGGGGCCTATAACAACACATTGAAGAGCGGCAAGTCTATTGTGACCGGCCACACGCATCGGCTCCAGGCTACCATGTTTGCGGATTACAATGGCCTTCGCTGGGGCGTCGAATGCGGAACGCTTTCGGATTACGGACCTGATAACGACAAGTTTGCCTATGCGGAGGATAACCCCGTGAACTGGTCACAGGGCTTTACTGTATTGCATTTCGCACCTAGTGGCATGTTGCTGGAGCCAGAGTTCTGCCGCGTCATCAACGGTCAAGCTTGGTTTCGAGGTCAGCCGGTGGTGTAAGCCACCGCTCGATCAGCGTGGCGTAGCCAGCGATGTCCCGCCAGTGATCGACCTCGTGCGGGTTGCCTGACAGGATGCGGCCAATCTTGCTGGCGATCATCTCTAGAGACTCGCGTTGCAGATGGTCGAGTTCTTCCCAGTTGTCGCCAACGCACATTGCTTCTTTGATCGATTGCGCCATCATGGCGACACGGTAATAGTCGCCGTGGGTCTTCTCGCGTTCGTCTAGGATGTCAGTCATCTCTCACCACCTTTACCGTCAGTTTCATTCCAAGGACGTTATAGCATGCCTCCAGTTCCGCGACGCGCGGGCAGTGCCGCGTTCGCCAGCCCTTGAACGTGTTCCGTGCGATGCCCGTCCGCTCGGCCATGTCGGTGACGCCGATCCGCTGGCTGTTCATCTCCGCGTACAGACGGCGCACCAGCGGGTGCGCGTGCTGCGGGATAGGCATGTGGCGAAACCGCCTCATGGCTTCTCCTGTGTCAGCGGGAGGATTAGCTTCTCCTCGAAGTCAGCGGCATCAACATGCCAAGCCCCCGGCCACGCATTGAGAGCGGCGGCGATGGCGGCTTTGCGGGTCATATCTTTGGTGTAGTAGACATCTACAAAAGCCTCCACCACCTCGTCTGGTATTTGCTCAGCCTTGATCATTGCTTGTCTCCTGAGAGTGCGGCGCGGGCTTTGACCCTAAACTTCGGTTTCGCGCTCAGTCTGCGTTGCATCTCCACGAAGGTGTCAGCCACGATCTCCAGACAGTTCAAGGCGTTGTGTTCTTCTGAACTGTCCATCTTTCGCAGATCATCAAACAGACATCGGCTCTTGAGCACTGAGATATAAACAATTGAGAGCTTGAGCATGTGGGCAAATTGATCATCATCCATTCCTTCACTCACCAATCCCTCCCAGATGCTAGTGCTGCTGCTCTATGCGCCTCTGCCAACTCCTCTCGAAGCCGCCGGATTCTTCTGTCAGCATCGGCCAAGTCTTGCTGCAATTTCCTCACCGTCTCGCCCAATGCGCGATTGACGGTTTCAAGATCAGGTTCTCTGGTCATTAACGCCTCCTCTTCTTTTTGCCGTACAACACAGACACGCCAACTTGGTGGCATCGTTTCGCCAAGGCCGCATTGCCTCGTGCTCCGCGCCAGCACATAGCCAAGTGTTTCATGCCGTAATGCGTCTGCGTAGCGCACGATGCGCGCCGGATGTCGCCTCGGTAGCCCATAGCCCGCGCTGTGCCACGCAGCACTTGCAAGGGGCCTGATGCACTGCTTCGCTTGTTGTGGTTGTGGCATCGAACACCGCTCTCAATCTTTGCCATCTTCAACGCGAATCCGACCGGCACGCCTTGCCGTCTAGCCTCCGATGTAACCAATCGAGTCGCATCCGAAGCATGAGCCAAGACACTTCCAGCCGTCATCGCGGCGATCAGAACAAGATACCTCATCACGGCCAGTAAACTCCCATGAGGAAACCAAGTCCGACCATTATAGGGCCGCAGATCAGCCAGTCTGTCAGGGAGAGCCGAGGGGCACAGCTCTCCCTGATCTGGGTAGGCTTGGCATACCGCTGATCAGCAGCGGCCACTGAACCGGACAGTACGCCCGGATCACCATGAAGCCACTGGTCTTGTGTGGCATCGTATTCGTATTTAGCCATGATGTTCCTCCTTGAAACTATGGCAAGCCTAGACTAGAGTTCTCAATCAATCGTTAATGTAAGCATCCGGTTTGCTCCCCCGGGTGCTAGGGGCGGTGGCTATCCTCCTTTAGTCGCCGCCCCGCTCATATTCAACAAAGACAGCAGCTTGTCGCTGGCATCGGTTGCACCATAACCAACAATAACGCGATGGCCCACGTTCTCCAAGTATGAAATCATGTCATCCTGATCGGATGATGTGCGCCCGCCTTTCTGGCGTTTCATCTCGATCCAGATTCCCCATGCCGGAATGAACAGGTCTGGCACGCCAGGAACGACACCTTCAGCCTTCAGCTTCTTTGCCGTCGAGATGTTGCGCTTGCCGCCATTAGGTATTGCAAATATCAATACACGAGGCCACTTGGCGCGGAACCATTGAACGAATCCGGCTTGTTCATCATGTTCAGAAGGGAGGGAAACCGTTGAACGCATCGCAGCCTTCTTTCTGTACCTCGTCAGGTACAACGTCACGCCAATGAGTGCAATATCGAGCATCGTACAGGCTCACGCAATCAGAACAGCGGCTCTTGGAGTTCTGCCAATTCTGCGGCGGTGAGGCGCTTGGGCTGGCTATAGTCGAGTTGTACAATGTCGTGGAACTTGTCATTCGGCTTCACCTTTATCCTGCGCGGCTTGATCCAGTGGTCGCACTCTTGCATGGCGTCTTCGGTGGTCATGGCAGACGCTCCTAGCGATGGCATCCGCTTCTGGTATCGCTCCGAAGCATAGCCTCCGTGATCAGGGCATAGCCACTCGGAGACCTTGATCAGGCCGCAATAATAGGTGATGCGGATGCTGTCTGGCTTGCCTTCCTTGCGCCAGCGGGAATAGCCCACATCGTCAACGTCAACCCATTCGGCCTGTACCTGTGTGGAGATCATCGCGCCAGAATATGCCTTCGTTCCGTGGTTGAACTGCGGAGGCGGGAATGGAGTTAAACACTCGGTACATGCTTTAGCGGAAGCATTGTTTATAGTCAAACACGCTGGACATTTCTTTCTCGGTGCTTCGCCATTTTGTGATTGCCCTTTGATCTTTGGCTTGACCTCATCAATGAATCCGTGGCGCATCACGTTGTCGCCGTAGTCCAGCACTAAGCAGTTCTCTTTCCCCGGCGCAATGCGTGTGCCGCGTCCAACAATCTGAATGTAGAGACCGGTGCTTTCGGTTGCCCTCACGATTGCTACAAGATCGACATGCGGGACATTGAAGCCGGTGGTCAAGACGTTGACGTTGATCAAACACTTGCTTCCGCCATGCCGGAACCGCTCGATCTTGTCGGCGCGTGCGCTCATGCCATCGGCACCCGTCACGACATCCGCCTCGATGCCATGCGTCTCGAACTCGGCACGGAGCAACTCGGCGTGATTGACACCGCAAGCAAAGACCAGCCACGCCTTGCGCTCCGCACCATAGCGCACGATTTCTGCAACTGTTTCTGTTACCAATTCCGGATCAGATGCAGCCTTGGCTAGTTCGCTCTCGATATACTCCCCGCCGCGTTTGCCGACGTTCGAGAGATCGATAGTCTTGACGCCGCTCTTGCTAATCACCGGGGCCAGGAAGCCTTGCTCCATAAGATCGGCAACCGGAATATCGTATGCAATGCCGTCAAAGATCGCATTGTCGCCCTCGTGCAGCCAGCCACTATCAAGCCGGTAGGGCGTGGCCGTAAGACCGACCACCTTAACGCCGGGATTGCACACGCGAAGGTCAGAGAGGAACTTGTTGTAGCGTGTGCCGTCCGTTTTCGGGATCAGGTGCGCCTCGTCCACGATCACCAGATCGGGCGCTGGCACCATGTCATAAGCCTTTTTGTGAATCGACTGGATGCCAGCGAACGTGATCGGCTTCCGCAGCACTTTCTTCTTGAGGCTGGCGCTGTAGAAGCCGACATCTGCATCGGGATAAAGCGCCACCAACTCGCTAGCGTTCTGCTCCAGCAACTCCTTGACATGCGTCAAGATCAAAACGCGCGTGCCGGGATAACTCATCGCATCCTTGATAAGATGCGCGATGATGAGGCTCTTGCCAGAGCCGGTCGGAGCAACGATGATCGGGTTGTCACCCTTCTTGTCTGACCAATAATTGTATAGGCCATCAATCGCGGCGCGTTGATATGGGCGGAGTTCTAGCATGTGAAAAACTCCCTTCCCTTGTTCCGCACGATCTCGCCGTCTTCGTTGATGTAGTCGATCCAGTCCTCGCCGCTGTCATGCACCGGAAGCTTCACTAGCGCCGGATTGTATATGTGATCACCGCAGCCGCTGCGCTGGTCGATCTCATCGAGTGCCTTCTTATGCCTTGCGCATGACCAGCCTTCGGTCTCTGCCGTCGAGAAGGCGCATGTGCGGCAGTTCAGTTCCGCTGCACCATCTCCGTGGCAGATCGAATGATACGGACAGAACTTGCACTCAAACCATGCCGGATCATTGCTGATGCCAAGCGGTGGCCGTTCGGTCAATATGATCTTTCTGGCCTTCTCGATAAGCGACTCTGCAAAGGCATGATCGATCTTGAGCCGCTCTGCGTAAATCTCGTCGGTGTTCTTGTTGACCGAAATGAACAGGCAGCGATCCAGCCCGCTCAAGTGCATTCCGATCTGGCACTGTGCATAGTAGATCGGCTTCGCCTTCTCGACTCCGAGGTTGCAAAGCACCTTGAAATACTTCTCGCTCATGGTCTTCACTTCGAGCGTGTGGACCTTGGAACTTTCCGGCAAGCCTTCGACCACTCCGTCCAGGCTCAAGGCGAAATGCCCGCCAACCGCCGTGTATCGGAACTGCTGGCCTGTTGCCGGATCGCGATCCCAGACCGTGCAACCGGCGGCACGCAGGTTCTGGATTACTCGCAGTTCCTCGCGTTCTCCCGTCTCGAAGAGGCGCAAGATGCGGCCTTCATACTTCTCGGTATAGGTCCACCGGAATTGATACCAGAGAGCACGGGCGCAAGTGTTTCCGATCTGCGACCCGCCAAGGTGCGGCCTGTGTGCGTTGCGGCGGTTCTCTTCGTAACGCTGATAGATCGCCTTTACGATTGGCGATGTCATGTCTAGTTTCATTCGTTTTCGCTCCCGGTAATGCTCTCGATCATCCTTCGATCATAGTGCATAAACATGCTAATTGCTTTTGCATTGATGCCTTCGTCGTGCATCCACTTGATGATCTTCAACCGCCTGATTGTGACTTCTTTCGTCATGTTCTCGTTTTGCTGGGCAATGACACGCTTGTAGAAGTCGCTCGTAGCCGTTTCGCTTGCGCCGAAGTTCTTGGCAATTTGATTCCAGAATCGCCTCTTGATCCGC